CCTGCGCGGTGTCGCAGACATGCTTGAGCGCGGCGTGATCCATCATGACAAGTGCGTGATGATCTTGTCAGGCGCGGTGCAGACCACCGTTCAACCGATCAACCTCACACAGCTTGAAGCGATCGGGCTGGCGTCCGTGGCGCACGCCGCGTTGATCCGCGCGACGACATGACCCCCGACGACCAGCACGCCCAACTGTTCAAGCGGTTGTACGAAGACCGCGTGCTGGCCCATCGCATCCTGTTCAACCACAGGCATAGCAGCCGCACCCAACCTTTCCACGAAGCGATGATCCGCGACTGGCACAACGTCGGGGTGCCGCGCCTGCTCGAAATGGCCTTTCGTGGTTCGGCCAAGTCGACCGTCGCCGAAGAAGCCCTGACGCTGCTCGCCGGCTTCCGCGAGTTCAAGAACGGGTTGCTGATTTGCGAAACCTATGACCGCGCCTGCGAACGCCTCCACACTATCCGGCACGAGATGGAGACGAACGAGAAGCTGCAAGAGGTCTTCGGCAACCTCGTCGGCCCCACTTGGTCAGACGGCGAGATCGTCACCAGCGCCGGGGTGCGCCTGCTGGCGATCGGGCGCGGCCAGGCGCTGCGCGGAACCAAGTTCGAGGACATGCGACCCGACGCGGTGTTCTGCGACGACATCGAGCACAACGAGAGTGTGGCCGACGAGAAGCGGATCATGAAAGTCCGCCGCTGGTTTTTCGGCGAATTGCTGCCGGCCTGCGACGTCAACGCTCTGGTGCGCGTCGCGGCCACGCCACTGGCCCCCGATGCGCTGGCCGTGCGCCTCATCAACGCTCGCGGCTGGAAGGCGAAGGTCTACCCGATCGAGTTCATCGACCAGAACGGCGAGCGCCGCGCGTCGTGGGCTGACCGCTACCCGCTGTCCTGGATCGACGCCAAGCGCGACGAACTGGCCGAGCAGGGCATGATCGACGACTTCGAGCGGGAGTATCTGTGTCAGATCATCCGAAAGGGCGAGCACACCTTCTCCGAGTACCCCATGACCGTCGAGCCGCAGGTCAGGACATGGCAGGCCGTCTACGCCATGTTCGACCCGGCGCGCACGGTGAACAAAGGATCGGCAACCACCGGCTTTGCAAGCTGGTCATGGACCGGCGCTGACCGATTGGTTATCTGGGACTCATGGGCGCGCAAACTTTTGCCCGACGAGATCGTCTCCGCGATGTTCGACGTCGGGCTGAACCACGACCTGCCGCCCGTCTGGATCGGAGTGGAGGAGGATGGCCTCAACGAGTTTCTGCTACAGCCCATCCGCTCCGAGCAGGCTCGACGGGGGCAATCTATTCCGTTCCGCGCAATCCGCGCGCCAAAGGGCAAGATTGATTTTATCAGAGGGTTGCAGCCCTACTTTCGTTCAGGTCGCGCCACCTTCGCCAAAGAATGCCCTGACCTCATGGCGCAGTTGCGGCGCTTCCCCTCGGGGGCCATCGACGCCCCTAACGCCTTGGCATACGCGCTACGTCTTCGCCCTGGGGCACCAATCCACGACCACTTCTCTGCGCGCCACGTCGTAGAGGACATGGGCGCGATCGGCGGCGCTCCGCCCTTCTTGGTGGTCGGTGCCGAGCGCAACCTGTTGGCCGGCGCGCTGTGCCATGTGCGCGACGGCGCGCTGTACGTGCGCGAGGATTGGGTGCGCGAAGGATCGCCGGCCGAGCACATGCCCGACATGGTGGCCGCCGCGCAGATGACTGCCGGCCGCAAGGTGACAGTAGCCTGTGAGCCGAAGCATTTTGATTGGGCGACCAACGTCGGCGTCACCCAAGCCTGCGCCAAGATACCCACACCCGTCCAGCGCAGCGGCACCAGCGTCGAGGGCCAGCCCGTTCTGGCGCGGCTGTTCCAGCGCGAACTGCGCGGTTTCCCGGCCGTGCAGGTGTCGACCAATGCGCGGTGGGCGCTCAACGGGCTGGCAGGCGGGTACTGTCGGGGCCTCAAGAACGGGGTGCTGACACTGGATGCTGAACCCGGCCCTTACCGCACGCTGCTTGAAGCGATAGAGGGCTTCGCCGCGCTGACCGACGCCGGGGCCTTTGACGACAGCCAAGAACTTTCGTACAGCACCACCGCGAACGGGACGCGCTACTTGTCCGCGAGGAGATGACTGTGGACGAAGACGCGCTAGCCCCCCAGCCGACGCTCGACGAGGAAGACAAGGCGCCCAAGGCCAAGGACCGGGATGCCGAACTCACCACGCGCAAGTCGATCCGCGAAGACGCCGAGGAGATAATCGGCGACGTAGATAAGGGCTTTGAGCGCAAGAAGGAGCGCGCCGAGGACATCAAAGACCACTGGAACGCTTACAACAACAACCTGTCCGACCGGCAGTTCTATTCGGGCACGTCGCAAGTCGCGGTGCCGTTTATCCACGACGCAGTTGAGGCGCGTAAGACGCGCTTCTCCAACCAACTGTTTCCGCCGTCGTCAAAGTTCGTTGAGGTCGTCACCGAAGACGGCGAAATCCCCCACGCGACCATATCGCTGCTGGAATACTATATCCGCCGTCTGCACCTGAAAACGCAGGTCGTCGAGCCAATGTGCGTCAACGGCGACTGCGAGGGCCAATACTCGATCTACGTCGGGTGGGACGAAATCACCCACGAAGTCACCCGCAAGATTCGCAAACCCGTCGAAGTCGAAGGCATGGAGGTGCCGGAGGACGTGGCCGAGCCGGTCGACGACATGGAGACGAAAGAGGTAAAGGACGCCGGCCCGGTGGCCGAAGTTCTGCTCGACAACGACCTGCTTATCCTGCCGCTGACCGCGCGCAGCATTGAGCACGCGATCGAGGCCGGCGGGTCGGTCACGATCCTGCGCCGCTGGTCGAAGGCAGAAATCAAACGGCGCAAGGCCAAGAAAGAAATCTCGTCCAAGGCTGCCGACGAACTGCTCGAAGCGATGGGCAACAACCCGCGCGCTCGCACCCAGGACACCGCAAAGGAGCAGGGCAAGGCGGCGGGCGTCAAGGTCCAACACGACGACAAGGTTGCCTATGTGTACGAGACGTGGGCGAAGATGGACGTGGGCGGCGAGCGCAGGCTCTGCCGCATCTACGCTGCCGGGCGCGAGCACGTCCTCTCGGTCAAACGCTGCCCCTATTGGTGCGATCAGGTTCCCGTGCTGTCAGTTGCGATCGACAAGCAGGCCGGAGTCTTCAACGGCCGCGCCCCCGTCGCCGACGTACTCGACCTCTGGATTCTCGCCAACGACATGACCAACGAGGCGGCCGACAGCGCGCACTATTCGGCCGCGCCGATCATCATGTCCGACCCGTCGAAAAACCCGCGCGTGTCGACGATGGTCTACAGCCCGCTTGCCGTGTGGCTGACCAGCCCGCAGGACACGCAGTTCGCCAAAGTCCCCGAGATGTGGCGCGAAGGGTTTGAGCGCGTGCTCGAAGTACGCGCGCAGATATTCCAGACCCTTGGCGTCAACCCGTCGATGATTCCCGGCACCACCGGCGGCAAAAAGAAAATGAGCCAGGCCGAAGTTGCCCAAGAGCAGCAGGTCGACATTATGACCACTGTCTCGGCGATCGAGGTCATCGAGGAAAACATTCTCACGCCGTTGTTGTCTCGCATCATCGAGTACGATCACCAGTACCGGGACAACGCTTTGACGATCCGGGGCTTTGGCGAAGTCGGTCGCAAGGTCGTGATGGAAGAGATCGAGCCGCAGCAGTTGCACCGCCGATATGACTTCCGCTGGTTTGGCGTCGAGGCAGCGCGCAACGCGGCGCAGATGCAGCAGCAGATCGCAGCGGTCAACGTGGTGCGCGGCATCCCACCCCAGCAGTACCCGGGCTACAAGCTGAACCTCGCCCCGGTCATCACGCAGATGTTCGAGAACGTCTTTGGCCCGCGCATCGCGCCGCTGGTGTTCAGCAAGGAAGACCCGATCAGCGTCGACCCGATGATCGAGAACGACATGATGGAACACGGCTTCGACGTGAAGACCCACACGGGCGACGACGACATGCAGCACTTGCAGGCGCACATGGCCGCGATGCAGCAGACGATGGACCCGCACGGCACGATCCGGCGGCACATGGGCGAACACCAGCACCAGTTGCAGATGAAGCAGCAGGCGCAGGCACAGCAAAGCCAAGGCCCGGCGGGCGGTGCGCCTGGCGGTCCTGCGCCCGGCGGCCAGCCCGGCCCGCCGCAGTCACAACCCGGAGCGCCGGGTCAGATACCGCCTGACCAGATGGCGGCGGCCGGCGCCCCGCAAATGCCGAGGAAGTGACCTTGGACGACAACCCGCTCGACGAATGGCCGTGGAACGTGCAGTAGCTTGACACCCGTAGCCGCCTGACTGTAATCAACGGACTTCGCGTTACGCTGACATCGCGACCAGCACCCGGACTTGCCAGCGTTACTGGCTAGGAGAAGAACATGGATGACGACCTGCCCCTCGACGACGGCGACGACTTTGACGCCATCGACGACAACCTTGATCTCGACGATCAGGACAACGCAGACCTCGACGGTGCAGAGCACCAGCCAGGCGCGCAAGGGGAGCAGGAGGAACAGCCGCGAAACCGGGGTAGCGCCCGCATTCAACGACTGGCCGGCGAACGTGACACCTATGCACGGGAAGCCGCAGCAGCACGCGAAGCCGCCAATGCGGCGCAGCGCGAACTGGAAGCCCTCCGAAACGGTCAGCAACGCCAGTCTTCCGAAGCCCAAGAGCAACAGCGCCTCGCGCAGATGGAG